ATGATTAAAGAAGATGTATTAGCAAGAGTGGAATGTCCTGTGTGTGGTCACAGGCTAATGGATAAAGGGGATAATGCTACTGGTCCCGTACAAACGAAGTGCACCAAATGTAAGCGGGTTTGGGAAGTTGAACTCGCGACAGATGAATTTAAACAGGTAGGCGGAAAACCTATAGCGAGACGAAAAGGAGAATCTGAATCACCATGAGTTACAAAGTAATTCTACCTTAAGGTCCGTATATATCAGTGATTGATAACTGATGTATGCGGACCTTTTTACTTTTTACCAAAAGTTCATATCACGATGATACCAAGCGAGGAATCGATGGCATTACCCAGGCTGGATCAAGAATAAACAATGATCATATTCCAGTAAGTGAATGCACATTGAATCTTAAATATTCGGTACCGAGTAATGGAGTCGTGATGTGAACTACCTTAAACCGGGCACAAATCAACCTACAAATAATGTGGGTGATTGTGCTCGGTTTTTTTTGTCTCTTTTTTCCCTACGGCTCCTTGCCGGACCATAGGAGGAAAAGAGAATGAATGAGTTTTTTATCAAAATCGGCAAGGAGCAGGTCAGTGTTAGCGGAGAGATTTACAAAGAGTATTACAAAATGAAAAGAAGAGAGCGGTACCTAGAAGAGGATATTAAAGTTGGACGGATTGCTGTTGATTCTGAAACAGAAACGGTAGATTTTGTCCCGAGCAAAGAGGATTCAATCAATCGTTTGATGGATCTAGGCGGTGATTTTAAGGATGACCAAATGATAGAAGATATTCTTTGCGATAAAGCCACTCTATTAATCTTGCAGGAAGCGATGGCTGAACTGAATGAAAAGGAACAAGAGCTCATACAGGCTCTTTACTATAAAGATCTAACAGTAAGAGAGGTAGCAAAGGTAGAAAACATCTCTCATGTAGCTGTTGTTAAACGACACAAAAAGGTGTTGGACAAGCTTAAAAAATATTTTTTGTAATTTTGGTTACCAAACCATCTTTCTCGTTGGCTAATAAGTGAAGGGCCATATCTAAAGAAAAGGAGGTGACCTGTGATGACAACACAAGTAAAGCAAAAGGGTGTCAATAAAGATATGCAGGAAGAGATGGTTGGCGTCCTTACAGCTATCAGCATTGTATCGAAAAGACTAGCCAATCGACTGAGCCAGCTTGATGAACAAAATGAAAAGAAAGGAGAAACAGCAAATGAGCAAAACAAAACTCGCTCTTGATGTAGTGACAGACTTACGAAATCTAGCAGGTAGCATTGAAACCTTGGTGTTTGCACTGGAAAACAATCAAACGGTATCAGCAACTTCCGTTGAGAAACAACAAACGAAAGAAAATGAGGAGTCAAAGAAATCTCCAAAACCTACGAAAGCTAAGCTGTCAACTTTGGAGGATGTGAGAGCGAAACTTGCAGCACTTTCTCAAGATGGAAAACAGGTACAAGTGAAAGAGCTGATTACGGGATTTGGAGCAAAAAAATTAAGTGATATTCCAGCTGAAAAGTATCCAGAGCTTTTAGAAGAAGCGGGGAAACTTTGATGAGGAATGCTGTGAATCATTCAGAAAGAGCTCATGCGAGTTTAAGTGCTTCTGGTGCGAGTCGCTGGTTAGCTTGTCCACCAAGCGTTCGGTTGTCAGAGCAGTACGAAGAAACAACAAGCGTCTTTGCCAAAGAGGGTACATTCATGCATGAGCTATCAGAACTTTATTTGTCTTATGAATTAAAACAGATGACAAAAGCACAGTTGAATAAAAAGCTGAAGCAAATGAAACAAAATGAATTTTATAACACAGAAATTGAACAAGCTGTAAAAACCTATGTAGATGTTGTTACTGAAAAGATGAACGAGGCTAGGGTATCTAGCAAGGATCCGCTCATCCTTATTGAGGAAAGGGTAGATTTTAGTCCCTATGTTCCAGACGGATTCGGAACCGGGGACGTAATACTGATTTATGGTGATAGATTAGAAGTTATTGATCTTAAGGGTGGGAAAGGTGTCAAGGTTTCAGCAGTTGAAAACCCACAAATGCGACTGTACGCTTTGGGTGCATTAAACAACTTTGGTGTACTCTATGATACTCAGAAAATACTGATGACCATTGTGCAGCCAAGGTTAGATAATATCTCCACTGATGAAATGCAGGTCGAAGAACTATTGGAATGGGCAGAGAATGAGGTCAAGCCCAAAGCGGAGTTAGCATTTAAAGGCGAAGGTGATTTCTTAGCAGGTGAGCATTGCCGCTTTTGTAAGGTGAAGGCGACCTGTAGAGCGAGAGCGGAGGAAAATTTGAAACTTGCCTGTATGGATTTTCAGAAACCTCCGTTACTGACAGATGATGAAGTAGTGGAAGTGTTAACTTCCATTGATCAGCTGCTGAGCTGGGCAAAAGATGTACAAGAATATGCATTTGCTATGGCGATGAATGAAAACAAGCAATGGCCAGGGATGAAACTGGTTGAGGGCAGAGGTAGCCGTAAATATAGTGATGAAAATGCAGTAGTTGAGGCACTTACTGCTGCAGGATATGACAGTGATGTGATTTATAAGAAATCACTCAATACGATTACTACTCTAGAAAAAGAGTTAGGTAAAAAAGCATTTCAAGAATTGCTTGGTTCTCTCATCACAAAAGCACCGGGAAAGGTAAAACTCGTGCCAGAAGAGGACAAGCGACAAGAAATAAAATCTTCACCAGAAGCGGATTTTCAATAATGAGGAGGAAATAAGATATGGTAAAAATCACAATTGGAACAAAGGAAAACCCAGTACGGTTCAGTTATGCGAATGTACATCAAGCAGTCAGCGTTAATGGAAGTGACCTTAAATATTCAGTAAGTATCATTATCCCAAAATCCGATAAGGCAACAATCAAGAAAGTAAAAGATGCGATTCAAAAAGCGACTCAAGAAAACAAGGATAAGTTTGGTGGTAAGGTTCCATCCAACTTAAAAACACCATTGCGTGACGGCGATGTGGATCGTGAAGATGATGAGGCTTATGCAGATTCTTATTTCATTAATGCCAACAGCAAAATTAAACCAGGAATTGTAGATGCGGATTTAAATCCAATCATGGACCAAAGTGAGTTTTATTCAGGCTGCTATGGACGAGTTAGTTTGACCTTTTATGGATTTAATGTAAACGGAAACCGTGGGATTGCTGCTGGACTTCAAAACATCATGAAAACAGATGATGGTGAACCACTTGGCGGCCGTAGTAGTGCTGAAGCAGACTTTGGTGATGACGGTGACGATGATGAAGATGACATCTTAGGTTGATGTCTATGAAACTCTTATCTATTGATATAGAAACTTACAGTAGTGTAGACCTAATTAAGTCTGGGGTCTATGCCTACTGTGAATCATCTGATTTTGAAATTCTTCTCATTGCTTATGCCTTTGATGACGAAGAGGTGCAGATTGTTGACTTAGCTTCTGGTGAGAAGATGCCAGCTGACATTTTAAAAGCTATGACAGATCCGAAAATTATAAAGACAGCATATAATGCCAACTTTGAAAGAACCTGCTTAGCCAAGTATTTTCATCAGCCGATGCCGCCAGATCAATGGCGGTGTTCATCGGTTCATGCTTTAATGCTTGGCTTGCCTGGTTATCTCGATGGGGTAGCGAAATGTCTTAGGTTGAAGGATCAGAAGATGAAGGAAGGAAAAGCCTTGATACGTTACTTTTCTGTGCCCTGTAAGGCGACCAAAGTGAATGGTGGAAGAACCCGTAATTTACCTGAACACGACCCTGATAAGTGGGCTACCTTTATAGATTACTGTAAACAGGATGTTGAAGTGGAACGGCAAATCCGGAAAAAGCTAGAATCATTCCCAATTCCCAAAGTCGAACAGAAGCTTTGGGAGTTGGACCAGAAAATAAATGATGAAGGTGTTTTTATTGATTCAATTCTTGTCGAGAATGCTCTTCGAGCAGATAAGGCATTTCAGGATAAGCTCTTTGAAGAAGCTGTGCGTTTAACAGGACTCGAGAACCCGAATAGTCCAGCGCAGCTGAAAGGTTGGTTGTTAAAGCAAGGGTTAGAAGTCAATAGCCTTGCAAAGAAAAATGTGGAAGCACTAATGAGTGAAGTGGAAAATCAGGAAGTAAAGCGGCTGTTGGAATTAAGACAAGCCATGTCCAAAACATCTGTGAAAAAGTATGAAGCAATGGAGCGGTCAATCTGTACTGACCAAAGAATTAGAGGGTTGCTCCAATTTTACGGGGCGAATCGCACAGGTCGCTGGGCTGGTAGACTCGTTCAAATTCATAATCTACCAAGAAACAGTTTAAAAGATTTACAGATTGCAAGAGACCTATTGAAATCTGGAAGCTATGATGCATTGGAGCTTCTTTTTGAGAGTGTGTCGGATGTATTATCGCAGTTAATTCGAACAGCATTTATTCCATCAAAGAGCCACCGTTTTGTTGTGGCTGACTTTTCAGCAATTGAAGCACGGGTGATTGCTTGGCTTGCTGGCGAGCGTTGGAGGATGGATGTATTCCAATCCCATGGGAAGATTTATGAAGCCTCTGCTGCGCAGATGTTTAAAGTACCCATTGAAACCATTGATAAAGGAAGCCCACTCCGACAGAAAGGTAAAATTGCTGAATTGGCTCTTGGCTACGGTGGATCCAAAGGGGCTTTGATGCAGATGGGGGCTTTAGAAATGGGCCTCTCCGAAGATGAACTTCCAGAGTTAGTTTCCGCTTGGCGAGAGGCGAATCCAAATATCGTGAAACTTTGGTGGGGCATAGAAGCAGCAGCCATCAAAGCGGTGAAAGAAAAAGTAGTGGTGAAAATGCAATATGGTCTCACCTTCCATTATATAAAGGGCATTTTATTTATCACGTTGCCATCGGGGCGTTCTCTTGCTTATGTAAGGCCCAGAATCGGGGTGGACGAGCGCTTTGGAAAAGAACAGCTTACGTATGAAGGAACGGAACAAGGATCCAAACAGTGGGGCAGGATTCCGACTTACGGTGGAAAATTGACGGAGAATATTATTCAAGCCATTGCTAGAGATTGTCTAGCTGTATCGATGCTTCGTTTAGATGAGGCGGGATACCGCATTAATTTCCATGTTCATGATGAAGTCATTCTTGATGTTCCTATTACCACTGGGTCAATGGAAGAAGTCGAAAACATAATGGGTCAATCGATTGATTGGGCACCTGGTCTTCCTCTTGGGGCGGATAGCTTTGAAACCTTCTATTACAAGAAAGATTGACATTCGATAGGAGCGATGGCGAGTGGCTGACATGGATACAGTGAAATTTTTAATGGACTTAAAACGATACAAAGACGTACTACCAAAACAAACGATGAAAACATTAAAAGGTCAGGCTCTTTCCGGTGATTTGGAAGGAGCCAAAAAAGGCCTAGGTACTGTGTTACGAAGGAGGGCTGGTAGATGTGAAAGAGCTCAGTGAAAGAAGAAGTTACAGCTTAAAACATAATGGAAACCTTACGATTGCAACCGGAAGAAATCGTAAAGAACTGAACTGGAAGAATCGAGAGATGCTTTGGTCTGAGGTGGTTCAGAAGCTAAGTAGTACAATTCGAACTCATGAAACGTATGAGGAATATAAGAAGCTTTCCAAATCAAAGCAAGACGAGATAAAAGATGTAGGTGGTTTTGTCGGCGGGACCTTAAAGGGTGGCAGAAGAAAACATGATGGTGTGGTTTGGCGACAAATTGTCTCCCTTGATGCTGACTTTGTGAAAGGGGATTTATGGACAGCTGTCGAGACCATGTTTGGCTACGGGTGCGCCATGTACTCTACTCATAAACACCAACCAAAGAATCCAAGATTGCGACTTGTCATTCCTTTATCCAGACCAGTTACCGCCGATGAATACGTACCGATTGCTAGAAGGATAGCTGCTGACCTAGGCATTGATTTTTTCGATGATACCACCTATCAAGTGCACCGGCTGATGTATTGGCCATCGACATCATCTGATGGGGAATTTGTCTTTAAAGTACTAGACGAGCCATGGATTGATCCAGATGCTGTTTTGGCGAGATATCCAGATTGGAAAGATTCCTCTTACTGGCCCGAAAGCTCAAGAACTGTTCACGAGCGGAAGAAACTGGCTGATAAGCAAGGTGATCCCAAAACCAAAGAAGGTGTGGTTGGTGCTTTTTGCCGGACTTACACTGTCACCGATGTGATTGATAAATATTTAAGTGATATTTACGTTCCTTGCGAGGATCCAAACAGATATACGTATTCAGCTGGTTCCACAGCTGGTGGGTTAGTGATTTACGAAGATGGTGACTTTGCCTACTCTCATCATTCTACTGACCCTATTGGTGGAAGACTCTGTAACGCATTTGATTTAGTTCGTATGCATTTATTTGGTGGCCTGGATGAAACGATGAAAGAAGGAACACCAATCAATCGATTGCCTTCGTATAAAGCAATGGTGGAAGAAGCCTTAAAAGATAAGCAAGTCAAACTAACCCTTGGTAAAGAACAGTTAAGCCTTGCTGCTGATGATTTTGAAGATGAGGAAATGGAGTGGCTAACAGAACTAACGAGGGACCAGAAAGGAAATATCGTCTCCAGTGCACCGAATGTCATCCTTATTCTTGAAAATGATCCAGTTTTAAAAGACCGAATCGCTATGAACGATTTTGTACATCGGGTGGTTATAAAAGATGATTTGCCTTGGCGAAGTGCTGAAAGAGGAGAATATTGGTCAGACACTGATGATGCTAGTTTAAGAAATTACCTTTACTCCATCTATGGCATTAAAGGAGCGGGGGTTATTGCTGACGCTTGGAGTGAAGTGGCAGTGAAATATGCCTTTCATCCGATTAAAGATTATTTAAATGGTCTTGTTTGGGATGGTCAGGAGCGGATTGAAACCTTACTGGTAGATTATCTTGGTGCTGATAATAATGAATGTGTCAGAACATTTACTCGGAAAATTATGCTTGCAGCAGTTACAAGGATTTATAGACCGGGTGCCAAGTTTGACTACTGTGTTGTCCTTGTTGGCCCTCAAGGTGTGGGGAAGAGTTACATTATTAAGCTTATAGGTAAGGAATGGCACTCGGATTCCTTGATTACTGTGAAGGGCAAAGAAGCCTATGAACAGCTTCAGGGTGCATGGATTTTAGAAATGGCCGAGCTGACGGCAACGAAGAAGGCAGACACGGAAGCAGTAAAGCATTTTATTTCCAAATCCGAGGATACCTTTCGAGTTGCTTATGGCAGGCACAATGAAACGTTCAAGCGGCAGTGCGTTTTTTTCGGAACCACCAATGATTATGATTTTTTAAATGATCCAACAGGAAACCGTCGCTTTTTACCGATTACAGTAAACGGTGGCGGTAGGAAAAACATGTGGGAGGAATTAACGGAAGAGGAAGTCGATCAGATTTGGGCGGAGGCAAAGGTACTGTTTGAAAAGGGAGAGACCTTAGCTTTAAGTAAAGAAATTGAAGAAAAGGCCTATGAACTTCAGGCTGCTCATACTCAGGAAAATCCGATCGCAGAAAGCATTCGAACTTATCTAGAAACAATGGTGCCAACGAACTGGTATGAACTAGACATTGGTTCAAGAAGAGCTTATTTGCATATGGACCAGCAGGGTGATGTATCAAGTAAAAAAATGAAGCTAACTAAGGTGTGTGCTCAGATGGTTTGGGAAGAACTTTTCCAAAAGGATGTATCCATCATGACCAGATATGATGCCAAAGAAATAAATATGATCATCCAACATACACCTGGCTGGAAACGAGTGAGCTCGATTCGTTTTGACAATAGTTATGGGACACAACGGGGATTTAGAAGAGAAGAATTGTAAACACGTAAACTTTGAAATCAATTTATTGTTAACAACCAACTCCTTATATCCTCTATCTATATACTTTGTAAACATGATAAACAACTATATCTATATTAGAAGAAATAGAGAATAACATATATAACCTATACACCCTAATAGCCATATATGTATAGATTAACAATTTTTATGTTTACTTGTTTACGAGAAGGTTGAAAGCCTTATGAATACTGAGTTTTAACTGTAAACATTTATTTTAGGGGTGACCGATAGATGAATGAAGTGAGTGTCGAGAAAAGGCTAAAAAAGAAAGTAAACGAAAATGGTGGGTTAGCATTAAAACTTGTGTCGCCCGGTTTTGCTGGGGTGCCAGACCGGTTGGTGCTCTTTCATGGTTCAAGGATTGCTTTTGTGGAATTAAAGGCACCGGCTAAGAGGCTACGAGCCTTACAGCAAAAAAGGAAGAAACAGCTGGAAGCATTAGGATTTAAAGTTTATAAGATTGATAGCTACGAGGCGGTCGATCGAATGCTGGAGGAGATGAGCCCTTGAAATATAAACCGTATCATTACCAGGCTTATGCCACCCAATGGATTATTGATAAAAAGAAATCAGCTCTTTTCCTCGAAATGGGAATGGGGAAATCAATAGCAACCCTGACAGCGATTTTGGAACTGATGTATGACTACTTCGATGTGGCGAAAGTTCTCGTTATTGCACCGCTTCGAGTTGCTAGTACGACTTGGGAGGAAGAAGTGGAAAAGTGGGATCATTTGAAAGGGCTCCGAATTTCCAAAGTGCTCGGCAATGAAAAGCAAAGGGTTGCTGCTTTATATAGAAAAGCTGACATCTACATCATCAATCGTGAAAACGTAACATGGCTTGTAGAACGATTTGATTCGGACTGGCCATTTGACATGGTAGTAATTGATGAGTTGTCCAGCTTTAAATCCTCGAAGGCCCAGCGGTTCAAAGCCTTAAAAAAGGTGAGGCCCTTTATCAAAAGAATGGTCGGTTTAACTGGAACACCTGCACCAAACAGTTTGATTGATTTGTGGCCACAGATTTACTTGCTAGACGGCGGAGAACGACTGGGTAAAACAGTCACAGGATATCGTGAGAAATATTTCTTACCGGATAAACGAAATCAAATGATTGTCTATACTTGGAAATTAAAAGAGGGAGCGGAAGACGCAATACATGAAAGGCTTTCTGATATTTGTGTGAGTATGAAGGCCAAGGATTACCTCGAGCTGCCAGACCGAATCAACAATGTGATTTCGGTGGAACTTCCTATGAAAGCGAAGGAGCAGTATGACCGATTAGAAAAAGAACTCATTTTATCAATCGAAGAAGCGGATGTCTTGGCTGGTTCCGCTGCCGTCCTTGCTAATAAATTATTACAAATGGCAAATGGCGCTGTTTACGATGAAGACGGAGAAGTGAAACCAATTCATGATGAAAAATTAAAAGCATTGGATGAATTGATTGAAACAGCTAACGGAAATCCGGTTCTTGTGTTTTATGGTTATCAGCATGATAAGGACAGGATTTTAAAGCATTTAAAGAAACTAAAGCCGAGGATCCTTCAAACAGATCAAGATATCAAGGATTGGAATCAAGGGAAGGTTCAAGTTTTGTTAGCCCACCCAGCATCTGCTGGTCATGGGCTTAACCTTCAAACGGGTGGAAATATCATTATCTGGTTTGGACTCACTTGGAGTCTTGAACTTTACCAACAAGCAAATGCAAGATTATGGCGACAAGGTCAAAAACAATCGGTCGTGATTCACCACATCATTGCCAAAGACACCATTGATGAACGAGTGATGAAAGCACTGGAAGATAAAGACGTAAGCCAAGCGGCATTAATGGAAGCGGTCAAAGCAAGAATGAATCAATATAAAGAGGGTTTACCCCATGGATAGAATGACAGGAGGAATCGACGGTGGATGCAAAAGAATATTTATCCCAGGCTTTTCAGCTTGATCAAAGAATAAACAGTAAACTTGAACAAGTTGCGATGTTACGAGACCTTGCTTTAAAAACAACATCCGTCCTTCAGGATGATAAGGTTCAAAGTACGAAACAGCAATCACCGATGGAAACTGCTCTCGTTAAGTTAATGAGCCTAGAGGAAGAAATCAATGGCGACATTGATCAATTAATTGATTTAAAACGTGAGTTGGCTACCTTCGTTTCTGAAATCGAGAATCCCTCCCATCGTTTACTCCTTGAGCTACGTTATCTTGGTGGGAGTACCTGGGAAGAAGTCGCTGCCATCATGGGTTATGATGTGCGATGGGTTTATCGGTTGCATCGGAAGGCATTGAAAGAAGCAACGGAACGATTAGAAAGTAGCCCGGTGGAATGCATATGAAAAAGAAGATTATTCACAACACCCTTGAAGGATCAAGTTCCTTTAAGGGTTTTTTGTTTGGATTTTGAAACACGCCATGAAAAGCCATTATAAGCCACCCTCTTCCTGTGATAGAGTATAAGCTATAGAAATAGAATGATACAGCCCTTGAAGGACTTACCTTCGGGGCTTTGTTAATAGTATTAAACGGAGTTGAGAGCAATGCCAATGAAACCAAAGAAGCCATGCAAACACAACGGTTGTCCTTTGTTAGCGGACGACAAGTACTGTGAGTTTCATGCAAAGCTTCATGTAGATGATAGAGCAAACGCAACCGTGCGTGGTTATGATAACCGATGGAGGAAGGCGAGCAAGCGTTTCTTAAGCGCCCACCCTCTTTGTAAACACTGTGAGCAGAAAGGGAAGCTGACTCAAGCAACGGTTGTTGACCACATCAAACCACACCGTGGAGACCAGAGACTGTTCTGGGATGAAAGCAATTGGCAGTCTTTGTGTAAGAGATGTCATGATCGTAAGACAAGAACAGAAGATCAGTATCCAATCTACACTTTTTAATGGACGGGTAGGGGAGGTCAAATCTCTACAACCTTTTATATGGCGACCGCGCGCCCCCTTTACGTGAATTTTCGCGGAATTAAACAAGGGGGGTTACTTTTGAGGGCTTGAATATGTGGCCAATCTTAATAGTGGTAAGGGTTTAGGAATCTTTAGATTTTGCGAAAAGGTTCGATAGAGGAAATGATAAAAGTGGTGTTCAGCCCTTGATAGGACTGGGTTTTAACAGTTTTAACCAAAAAACAAAAAAGCAGATGAAACGCATGTTTTAGCTTGTTAAACGGCTGATTAATGCGTTTTTTTATTGCCCTTTTAAATACTGTTTACGCAGAAAGGAGTAGAAGTAATGACCGAAGCCGAGAGGCAACAAATCTATAACTTGCGGCTTAAAGGAGTTGGATATAAAGCGATCGCTGCGGTATTGGGGAAATCCCGTGATACTGTACGTATCTTTTGTAAACAAAATGGTCTAGATGGGGATGCAAAAGTTGTAGCTTTAAATGTGAAAGAACAAATGAAGAACCATGTACTCTGTTCCTCCTGCGGTAAACTCCTTAAGCAAAAGGGACGAGGGAGGATTCGTAAGTTTTGTTCTGATGAATGTCGCAGAAATTGGTGGAATGAAAATCCCCAGGCACGAAAGAAAAGGGAAACTGCCGTTTATAACTATACGTGTCCACAATGCGGGGAAAGTTTTAGTTGTTATGGGAACAAGAAGCGGAAGTTCTGTAGCCATGATTGCTATATCAAATTTAGATTTTGGAGTGAAGAAGATGGAAATTAAAAAGCTGCCGATTGATGATTTAATTCCTGCTAGTTATAACCCAAGAAAAAAGCTTAAGCCGGGAGACAGTGAATTTGAAAAGATTAAAAATAGTATTGAGCAATTTGGTTATGTAGAACCTGTCATTGTTAACCAGGATATGACGGTGATCGGTGGGCACCAAAGAATCACAGTTTTAAAGACGTTAGGTTTTACGGAAATCGATTGTGTGGTCACCGATATTGATAAGACAAAAGAAAAAGCGCTGAATATTGCTTTAAATAAAATCAGCGGTGAATGGAACAAAGAATTGTTAGCAGACCTTATTCAAGATTTGCAGTCCTTGGATTACGACGTTTCATTCACAGGTTTTGACCCACCAGAAATCGACCAGCTTTTTAATGAGGTACATGATAAAGATATTACGGAAGACGATTTTGATGTTGAAAAGGAATTAGCTGAACCAGCTATTACCCAAAAAGGTGACGTGTGGTTACTTGGTAGGCATCGTTTAGTTTGTGGGGACAGTACAGATGCAGAGGTTTATCAAGTTCTCATGAATGGCCAGAAAGCAAATCTTGTTGTAACGGACCCGCCGTACAACGTCAATTACTCTTCACAAGCAGGCAGTATCCAGAACGATAACATGAAAGATGATGAGTTTTATAATTTCCTACTCAAAGCCTATAAGAATATGGCTACCAGTATGGAAAAGGATGCATCCATCTATGTGTTCCATGCGGATACAGAAGGTTACAACTTTAGAAAGGCTTTCAAAGATGCAGGCTTTTACTTATCGGGTGTTTGCATCTGGGCCAAGCAAAGCCTGGTTCTTGGAAGAAGTCCATACCAATGGAAACATGAACCGATTTTATTTGGCTGGTTAAAGGATGGTAAGCATAACTGGTATGCTGATCGAAAGCAGAGCACCATTTGGAATTTTGATAGACCATCGAAGAATGTTCTTCATCCAACGATGAAGCCGGTTAACTTGTGTGCCTACCCGATTCAAAACAGTAGCATGAGCAATTGCATCGTCCTGGATCCTTTTGGCGGGAGTGGTTCTACTCTCATGGCTTGTGAACAAACCAACCGAATCTGCTATACGATTGAACTGGATGAAAAGTATGCAGATGCAATTGTCAAAAGGTATATCGAGCATGCGGGAACGGATGCGAATGTTTATCTGGAAAGAGACGGAGAGAAGCTATCGTATTCAGATGTTCCTAAACCTGTATTAGATGAAATATTATAGATGAACAAAGTTGCTATACCTCAAGGTGTATGGCAATATGCTACTACCTTGAAGAGATTGGAGGCAGAGTGATGGAAGAAAACCATAAACCATCAGTCAAACTTATTGGCGAAGATGGTAATATCTTTTCTATCCTTGGACGAGTCAGCAGAGCATTAAAAGAAGATGGGAAAGAAGAACAAGTCAAAGAAGTAAGTGAGCGAGTGATGGCGTCCAGTTCCTATGGTGAAGCCCTCCAAATCATCATGGAATACGTTGAGGTGGAGTGATGAGGAATGAAAGCATTGTTTGGAAGAAAAGTTAGTAATCTAGCGGAGCTGAAGGAAATAACGGAAGAAGCTATGAAGCGAGGGCAGCGAGGGCAAAGCTACATCGTAACAAAAGAAATAGAGTTAGAAGACAGCGATTTTCACAACTTTGCTAATGACTTCTTTAATGACCAGCCTTGGGTCAATGAGGAAGACGGTGGAGTGAATGAGAACCGAGAGGCCCGCTGCATTAGAGTGATCAATAAAGATACAGGTGAAAAAGTTTTAGTGAACTGCGAAGGCTATAGTTATCCAAGATATACAGCAATTGAAAATGACTAGAGTGGGGCCTTAACGGGCCTTTTTCTATTGGTCTATAAATATACGCATTTTGATCAGGAATGACTTGCTATTACTTGTGTTTAGAGTGATATATGTACTACACCAAAACACAGGAGGTAGTGAAAATGGATCGAAAAGAAATGGTCAAAAAACTAGGACAATTTTTAGGAGTGAAACCCAAGTATCTAAACGTTCCAACCTTTGCCTACGAAATTATAACCGAGGATGAAACCTACACTATAGATAGGCAGGGCACGATTACAAACTCAGCCGGAGAAGTGAAAACCTTTGAAGAGATAACTAATCCGCCAGAGCTTGAAGAAGAAACAGGTGAGGAACAGCCAGTGGTTCTTGATTTGGATGGGATTGAGGTAACGCTCCCGCTTGAGGGCCACACCGGAAACACATTAAGAAATCTAGTAAACATGCTTTATAGCAAACAGCACCTAATCTTGAAAGCATTTGAAACAACCCAGCAGCTGATGGATGAAACCTTCCCAGAGGATTTGAGTGAAAAAGAAATGAGTACATTTGAGGAGTTTAAGAAGGCACTTGATGAACTTGGAGTTGAGAGGGTCCCAGGCGTAGCTTTTGATTTTGAAAAAGAAACATTCACTATCAAACTAGCAGCGCAAAACTTGGATTCAGAGAAAATTGCAGCCTTTCAAGACCTCACCGCATTCATCAACAAAAATGCCAAGAAGCAAAAACGAGCGACTTTCAAACGAGCTCAGGATGACAATCCGAAATATGCCTTTAGGACTTGGCTGATAAGACTCGGAATGAATGGCCCCGAGTACAAAACAACTAGAAAGGTGCTACTACAAAACCTTGAAGGAAGCGGAGCCTTTAGAAAGGTGAGTGAACCGAATGAATGAGCAAATCTACCAAGCAATGATTCAGGGACTTAAGGCAACCATCATTGAAAAAGAGGTCGTCCTTGGCGAAGCGGATGCTAAAGAAGGAGTCCTTACCATTCTCGACTTGCTAGAGGATCTGGACCAGTTTTGGAACAGTGAAGAGGATTTGGATCCAAACGCTAGGGCTCTTGAAATATTCATTCAGGAAACTAGAAAGAAGTACAGTTCTGAGGTGAAGCAAGATGGATAAATTTTTCTCACAAACACATTGTGATCGCTGTGGCGGCAGCTTAAAAAGTGGACGGATTATGTCCATGTACAATACCGATTGCATTTGCTTAAACTGCAAAGATAAGGAATCCAGGCGGACTGATTATGGTAAGGCGGTCGAAGCCGAACATAATGAGATTAAGAAGGGCAACTACAATTATAAGGGCATTAAAGGCGAGAATTAACTTGATAATCCCTGTGTTTAGAGTGATGTATAGACATACAAAAACACAGGGAGGTTGTTTGAATGACCAGAGATATGGTTCAGATGTTGCAAGGGAACGTTGATGCAGTGAAAGGGATGGAACTTTTACTTCAGCAAAAGCGGGATTTAAAAGCAGCGGGATATCAAGAAAATGAAATGTATCTTTTGCCGGGAATGCTAGTCCTACAACTTGAAGATGGAGAAGTACGCTGGATGGCTTTTGAAGGAGAATTCAAGGTGGAAGTATGGAAGAAATAAGGGGATGTATCAATCGGAGTCTATCAGGAGGTAGGCTCTTTTCTTATGACAAATTTGAAAGGAGGTGGCGCCTGTGGCTCAACGTGGAAGGAAACCAAAGCCTACTGCACTGAAAGCATTAGAAGGCAACCCAGGGAAGCGTGACCTGAATCAGAAAGAACCGAAACCTGAAAAGAAAGCACCAAGATGCCCATCTTGGCTGGAACCAGAAGCCAAGAAAGAGTGGCGAAGAATGGTCAAACAACTAGAGCAATTAGGGATCCTGACTGAAGTGGATATGGCTGCCTTTGCGGGATATTGTCAAGCTTATGCAAGGTGGAAAGAGGCAGAAGAGTTTATCACCAAGCATGGAACCATTGTCAAAACCCCTTCAGGATATTGGCAACAGGTGCCGCAGGTTTCCATTGCCCAGAGCTATTTAAAAATCATGAATAGGTTCTGTGAGCAGTTTGGATTAACTCCTTCATCACGTACTAGAATTGTGGCGGATAAACCAAGCGATGCAGAAGACCCAATGGAATTTATGCTCTTTCAAGGTGGTGGTAAGGGTGTATGACGAGGAAAAGGCAAAGCATGCCGTTAACTTTATCAACTGCTTAAAACATACGAAAGGTCAGTGGCGTGGGGTTCCTTTTGACCTTCTACCTTGGCAGGACAAAATTATCAGGGACGTATTTGGTACGGTCAAAGAAAATGGCTATCGGCAATATAATACAGCTTATATTGAGATTCCAAAGAAAAATGGAAAGAGTGAAATTGCCGCTGCCGTAGCTTTATTGATGACTTGTGCTGACAATGAGTGGGGAGCAGAAGTTTATGGTTGTGCTTCTGACAGGCAACAGGCCTCGATTGTTTTTGACGTTGCAGTAGAAATGGTGGACCAGTCGCCAGCTCTTAGGAAAAGATTCAAGCCTGTTATGTCAATGAAACGGCTAGTTTATAAACCTACCAATAGTTTTTATCAGGTTTTATCGGCAGAAGCCTATACCAAACATGGTCTTAATGTTCACTCGGTTGTCTTTGATGAATTACATGCTCAGCCAAACCGAGAGTTGTTTGATGTTATGACAAAAGGTTCTGGGGATGCTCGACTTCAGCCGTTGTTCTTTTTAATCACTACTGCAGGTACTGATCGAAATTCTATTTGTTATGAAGTCCATCAAAAAGCGGTAGACATCATTGAGGGAAGAAAGATTGATCCTACTTTTTATCCAGTTATTTACGGTATCAAAGACAACGATGATTGGACTAATGAAAAGAACTGGTATAAGGCCAATCCATCATTGGACCATACCATTGATATAGAGAAAGTAAGAAATGCGTTTATTAGTGCAAAGGAAAATCCAGCGGAAGAAAACATATTCAGACAGCTGAGACTGAATCAATGGGTGAAACAATCGACCCGTTGGATGCAAATGGAGAAATGGGATGCTTGTGATGATCCTGTTGATTTCGACAGCCTTCTTGGAAGAGAGTGTTTTGCTGGGCTGGATCTTTCGAGCACAACCGATATTACCGCATTTGTATTGGTTTTTCCACCAAGGACAGATGATGAGAAATTCATTGTCCTTCCTTACTTCTGGATACCAGATGAAAACTTGAAAGTAAGGGTAAGGCGTGACCATGTCCCTTATGACATTTGGGAACAGCAAGGATATATCAAAACGACAGAAGGAAATGTTGTTCATTACGGATTCATTGAGGCTTTCATTGAAGAACTAGGAATGAAGTACAACATTAAAGAAATTGCCTTTGATAGATGGGGCGCTGTGCAGATGGTTCAGAATCTTGAAGGCATGGGCTTTACTGTTGTTCCGTTTGGACAAGGGTATAAAGATATGTCACCAGCATCAAAAGAATTGATGAAGATAACCCTTGAGAAAAGAATCGTTCACGGTGGAAATCCAGTTTTAAGATGGATGATGGATAACATCTTTGTCAAAACCGACCCCGCAGGAAACATAAAGCCTGATAAAGAGAAAAGTACAGAACGTATTGATGGTGCTGTTGCATTGATTATGGCACTGGATCGGGCAATTCGGAATGAAAATAGAGAAAGTGTTTATGATGGTCGAGGGATATTAATCTTATAAAATGCTACCATTCGAGGAGGTTTGTGAATGAAAATACCACTTATATCAAGGCTTTTTCAATCAAGAGATGGTCCAAAAAACACTTTTCTAGGGAGTACTTACAGCTTCTTCTTTGGTGGTACAACAAGTGGGAAAACAGTCAATGAAAGAACAGCGATGCAGACCACTGCGGTTTATGCTTGTGTGAGGATTCTAGCAGAAACCATCGCTAGTCTCCCACTTCATCTATACAGATACACTGACAATGGGAAGGAAAAAGCAGTAGAGAACAGTTTATATTACAAGCTCCATGACGAGCCGAATGCCGAGATGACTTCGTTCGTGTTTAGAGAAACACTGATGAGTCATCTTTTATTATGGGGAAATGCCTATGCACAGATCATTCGAGATGGCAGGGGCAATGTACTTTCCCTTTATCCTTTACTTCCAGACAGGATGGTAGTGGACAGAACTTCTACCGGGGAACTTTTCTATGAATATCGGAAAGACACGGGTTCGGTCATCCTTCGAAGGGAAGAAGTGCTTCATATTCCTGGCCTTGGGTTTGACGGGCTTGTTGGATATTCACCGATTGCTATGGCTAAAAATGCGATTGGAATGGCCCTAGCAACAGAAGAGTATGGAGCAAAGTTCTTCGCAAATGGAGCAAACCCCGGTGGTGTTTTGGAGCATCCGGGAGTTGTTAAGGATCCTTCAAAAATCCGAGAAAGCTGGAATGCGGTTTACCAAGGAAGTAGCAATGCACATCGGATTGCAGTTCTTGAGGAAGGGATGAAATTTCAAAGCATCGGCATTCCACCAGAACAAGCACAATTCCTTGAAACGAGAAAATTTCAGACGGAAGAGATTTGTAGAATCTTTCGAGTACCACCTCACCTTGTAGCCAATTTGGATAAAGCGACTTTCAGTAATATTGAACACCAGTCTATTAGTTTCATAGATAACACGATCATGCCTTGGGTGACGAGAATCGAACAGTCCATGAAAAAGGCGTTACTAAGTGAAACGGATAAGAAAGAGTACTTTATCAAATTTAATCTAAATGGAAGGCTCCGAGGAGATGCGGGGTCAAGGGCTCAATTCTATCAAATCATGCGACAAAACGGAGTGATGTCGGCGAATGACATCCGAGAACTAGAAGAGATGAACTTAATCCCTGAAGAGCAGGGTGGATCGAAATATTTAGTGAACGGGAATTTTGTTGATATGTCAAAAGCCGGAGCATGGACAGAAAAATATGAGGAGGGATAAGCCATGAAGAAGTTTTGGAATTGGGTCAAGAATGAAGACGGCAGGACACTCCACCTGGATGGCGTCATTGCTGAAGAATCATGGTTTGGCGATGAAGTAACACCGAAACAGTTTAAATCAGAGCTAAACAATGATGGTGGGAATATCACCGTCTGGATTAACTCACCAGGTGGCGACGTTTTTGCAGCAAGTCAAATTTACAACATGCTCATGGATTACAAAGGGGATGTGACCGTGAAGATTGACGGAATTGCCGCTAGTGCTGCCTCTGTTATTGCAATGGCAGGTGGCGAAGTCCACATGTCTCCAGTTTCGATGATGATGATTCATAATCCGATGACCATCGCATTTGGAGATACAGCTGAAATGAAAAAAGCAATCCAGATGCTGAGTGAGGTAAAAGAGAGCATTATCAATGCTTACGAACTGAAGACAGGTCTTTCAAGGACCAAGCTCTCGCACATGATGGATGATGAAAGTTGGTTTAATTCCAAAAAGGCGGTGGAGCTTGGTTTTGCAGATGCGATTATGTTCCAAGAAGAAAGTAATCAAGACTCATCGGATGAAGGGGTTATTTATAACAAGATGGCGGTTGTGAATTCGTTTTTACACAAACTGCCACAGAAGAAAACAGGAACTGATATCACCGTATTAGACAAGAGGCTAGACCTCTTAAAATTTTAAGGAGGAGATTTGGATGAGTAAAGTATTAGAACTGCGTGAAAAGCGAGCAAAAGCATGGGAACAAACAAAGGCATTTCTTGATTCAAAACGTGGAGAAGATGGGATCCTTTCTGCCGAGGCTACTTCTACCTATGAAAAGATGGAGGCAGAAGTTGTCAATCTCGGGAAGGAAATTGACCGATTGGAAAGACAGCAAGCAATTGATTTAGAACTTTCCAAACCGATTAATCAGCCGATTACTTCAAAGCCAACGGGTGTTGAAGGGCAGAAAACAGGCCGAGCAACCAATGAATACAAGGAAGCGTTCTGGAAATCGATGAGAAATAAAAGTAATTATGAAGTACAGAATGCCTTAAAGATTGGAACCGACTCTGAGGGTGGTTATCTTGCTCCAGATGAGTTTGAAAGAACTCTCATTGAATCGTTGGAAGAGGAAAATATCTTCCGGTCATTAGCCAAGGTCATTACGACTTCCTCAGGAGATCGTAAAATCCCGGTGGTTGCTTCAAAAGGAACCGCTTCATGGGTAGATGAAGAAGGATTGATTCCTGAATCAGATGATAGCTTTGGACAAGTTTCAATTGGAGCTTATAAATTAGCCACCATGATTAAGGTGTCCGAGGAACTTTTAAATGATAGTGTGTTTAATCTTGAAGCTTATATTGCAAAAGAATTTGCGAGACGGATTGGTGCCAAAGAAGAAGAAGCTTTCTTTGTTGGAGATGGCACCGGAAAACCGACTGGCATTTTTAATGCCACTGGTGGAGCAGAACTTGGCGTGACTGGAACTTCAGCAACCGCTGTTTCAGTGGATGAGATTATGGACCTATTCTATTCCTTAAAATCACCTTATCGCAAAAAGGCCATTTTTGTTATGAATGATGCGACTGTTAAATTGATGCGAAAGTTGAAAGATGGGAATGGCCAGTACCTATGGCAGCCTTCGATCCAAGCGGGGCAACCTGATACAATCCTGAATCGTCCAGTTAAAACCTCTGCCTATGTACCAACGGTTGAAGCTGGGGCTAAGACGATTGCTTTTGGTGATTTCGGATACTATTGGGTTGCTGATCGCCAGGGCCGTTCTTTCCAGCGATTAAATGAACTGTATGCGGCAACAGGCCAAGTTGGTTTTAAGGCAACACAACGAGTGGATGGAAAGTTAATTCTTCCTGAAGCAATCAAAGTGCTTCAACAGAAAGCGTAGGTGATAGTGGATGAGTAATGTTAAGAACTATACCGAACAAGGCGGGGAAAAGACAATCATTGGCGGTTCACTAGATATTGTTGAGGGCGGTAAGTTGTTATTTAATGGCGCAGAGGCAAAGCCTGCCGTTAGCCAAGCGGATAGTACAGCCGCAGATGTTGCCAGCCTGGTTACCGATTTTAACGCTCTGTTAGCAAAACTGAAAACAGCTGGTCTGATGAATGCTGAATAATAAAGGGAGGAAGCAGTGATGAATGAGTTGTTATCAAAGGTAAAACAAAACCTTATTCTAAACCATGATGAGGACGATGTACTGCTTTCTGGATTCATCACTGCCGCTGTTTCCTATGCAGAAAGCTATCAAAAGAAACCCGAGGGCTTTTACAATGAAAATCCCATGCATCCAACTACTGAACAAGCTGTCATCATGCTATCGTCTCACTTTTATGAAAGTCGGGATGGTAGTACTGGTGGCTTTTTTGCTGACAATGTAGAAGCGAGTAAACAGGTCTGGAATGTGGTCAATATGCTGCTTCGTCTTAATAAGGACGTGATCATATGAGTTTGGGAAAAATGAATGTCACGATTGATATTTTTAAAGAAGAATCCAACAAAGATGCTGAGGGTTTTGTTACGAAAGATGAACAACTTTTAACTTCCATGAGGGCCTATAAAGAAAGTCGTCATGGGAGTGAAGCTTGGAAAAATCGGGCTAGTTTCTCTGAGGCTAGCTCCCTTTTTCGTTTTAGAAAACCTAGGGGATTCGAGCTAACCACAGGTTTATTCATTGGCTGTAAGGATGAAATATACAACATTTTGAGTGTTGAGGATATTAAAGAGCGAGGCATGTATGTAGTAGTGTTAGCTGAAAAAATAACAGGATCAAAGGGGTGAGGTTATGGCAAGAGCAGCAGTAAAAATGCCGGATGACTTTCTAGAAAGAATCGCTAAATTAAACAGTCACTTTGATGACATTGTTCCGAGAGTATTAGAAAAGGGAGCGGAACCAGTTATTCAGAAAGCAAAAAGTAATCTAGCTGCCAGAATTGGGCAGGGAACAAAAGAACCTTCTCAATCTTCTGGTGAATTATTAGCATCACTTGAAACGACAAAGGCTGTCCAAGATGCAAAAGGTGACTGGAACTTGAGGGTAGGCGTTCCTACAACTAAGGACAGTAAAGGGGTTTCAAATGCTTTGAAGGCAGCTGTATTGGAGTATGGGAAATCTGGCCAACCTCCTAGACCTTGGTTAAAACCTACAAAGTCCGCTACCAGAAAAGCCTGTGCGGATGCGATGGAGAGAGCATTGGATAAGGAGATTGAAAAACTATGAGTCTATTAAAGGACTTGCATAGCCTACTTGAACCTATCGGCATTCCCATTGAAACAGGTATATTCTCAGGGAAACCACCTAATGAATATATCGTCATTACACCGATGTCAGATAGGTTGGACTTCTTTGCTGATAATCAAGCCCATTCTGTTATAGAGGAAGCACGGCTATCGCTATTTACGAAAAAGAATTACCAGCCAATTAAAAATCAGCTTACAAAGATCCTGCTAAAAGCGGATATAACCATTACGGACCGGCAATATATCGGGTTTGAGGATGATACGAAATACCATCATTACGCCATTGATGTTATGAAAGAATATGAAATGGAGGAAAGTTAAATGGCAACCATCGGATTGGACCGTTTATTCTATGCCAAAATTAATGAAGATGAAAATGGCATAGAAACATATGAAAGTCCCAAAATACTAGCAAAAGCCATGACCGCAGAACTCAGTGTTGAGCTCATTGAAGCCATCCTTTATGCGGATGATGGAGCATCAGAAATTGTAAAGGAATTTAACAGTGGAACATTAACCCTTGGAATTGATGATATCGGCTCCATTGCAGCACAAGATTTAACGGGAAGTAAAATTGATAGCAACAATGTAGTAGTTTCAAGAAGTGAAGATGGTGGGAACCCTGTGGCAGTTGGGTTTCGTGCCAAGAAAGCAAATGGAAAGTATCGATACTTTTGGCTTTATCGGGTTATTTTTAGTATTCCTACAACGAACCTTACGACAAAAGGTGAATCGATTACGTTTAGCAGTCCCACCATAGAAGGAACGGTGTTTAGGCGAAATAAGCTAGATGGTGAGAATAAACATCCATGGAAGGCAGAAGTCACAGAAGGAGATAATGGTGTAGCCCAAGAGACCATTACGAATTGGTTTAGTTCTGTATATGAGCCTGACTTTTCACCAGTAACCCCAACGATTACGGTGACCACACAGCCCGCTGATTTAACAGAAGTAGTGGAAGGTAGCATTTCTGGTAGTTTATCAGTGGTTGCGAGCACGAATACAAGCTACCCAGTCACTTATCAGTGGTATGAAAATACAATCGACAGCACGACAGGTGGTACGGTCATTAATGGTGAAACTTCTGCCAGCTTTGACATCCCAACGGATTTACTTGCAGGATCTTATTATTACTACTGTGTATTAAGCTCTGTTGGTGCTAGTGATGTTAAAACGAATGTGGCTACAGTAACCGTATCGTAAAGGAGGATGAGGTACATTGGTGAATGAAAAAGTGGAGACATCGACTGTAGATGTTGATTTTGCAGCTGAGGAAAGAAGTGCTGTGATTGAAATTGGAGATGTGGAGTATAAATTGATTTTGACCACCAAGGCGACAAAGGAAATTGCAAAGCGTTATGGTGGCCTTGAGAACCTTGGTGCTAAGTTAATGAACACAAAGGACTTTGAACTGGCGCTGGATGAGATTGTTTGGCTGATTACCTTGTTGGCAAATCAGTCGATCTTAATTCACAATTTGAAAAATAAACAGGATAAGAAAGAGCTATTGGCAGAGGATGAAGTTGAATTATTGACAACTCCCTTTGAACTGGCAGAGTACAAAAATGCCATCATGGCCAGCATGCTGAAAGGCACAAAACGACATATACAGAGTGAACCAGCAAAAAACGTGGAAGTCGGGTAAGCGATGAGGAGTTGTTTATCCGACTTATTTATTATGGCACCGCTCAGTTAAATCGTAGTGAGGAAGTAGTATGGTTGATGCCGATGGGGTATTTAATGGATTTATGGGAATGTCATAAGCAGTTTACCGGAATTGCCAAGCCGTTGATGGAAGTATCAATTGATGATGTGATTCCTGTAGGGATTTAATGCGCTCAAAAATGGGTGTATTTTTTTATGCACAAATAGAGGGGAGGTGGAGTCGTGGCTGATAACTTTGGACTTCGAATCGGTGTGGAAGGCGAAAAGGATTTCAAAAATGCCTTGAGAGATATTAATCGAAATTTCAAGGTGTTAGGCAGTGAAATGAAACTCGTTACTGCCCAATTTGATCGACAGGATCAATCGATTGAAGCCCTAACAGCAAGAAATGGAGTGCTCACCAAGTCGGTAGATGCTCAAAAGGATAAAATCAGTACATTAGAAGCTGCCCTTAGAAATGCTGCTGAATCATTTGGAGAAACCGACAGACGAACGCAAAATTGGCAAATTCAGTTGAATAACGCCAAGTCTGAACTGATGAAGATGGAGCGGGAACTTGATAATAACAATCAAGCCATTCAAGATTTGAATGAAGGATTCAATGATGCTGAGGGAGAAGTCGAGGAGTTTGCTGATGAAGTACAGAATGCAGCGGATCAGACTGAAGATGCCTCTGGTCGCTTTGAAAAATTGGGTGGTGTCTTAAAAGGAATCGGAGCAACCATCGGTGCAGCAGTAGCCGCCATTGGAACCGCTGCAGTGGCTACAGGGGCCAGCCTGATTAAACTTGGCGATGAATACAATATGGCTGTCAATCAGATTTCTGCCTCCACTGGTGCAACAGGTGCTGAACTCGAGGAACTAGGTGAGGTTGCTCAAAATGTGTACAAGCATAATTTTGGCGACAGCTTAGAAGATGTAGCAACAGGAATTTCAGAAGTGCAAAAAATGACTGGACTCATGGGCGAAGAACTAGAAAAAGCCACTGAGTCCGGTTTTGCTTTAAGGGACACTTTTGGAATGGATATGCAGGAGTCTACAAGAGCAGCAAGTGCCCTTATGAAAAACTTCGGTATTTCCGCAGATGAAGCTTATAACATCATTGCAACTGGTGCACAAAATGGAGCAGACCAGAATGGAGATTTATTAGATACACTTAATGAATACTCTGTTCAATATGCTTCCCTTGGCCTCAGTGCAGATGAGTTTATCGCTAGTTTAATAGCAGGTGCAGAAAGCGGAGCATTTAGTATTGATAAGGTTGGGGATGCCGTTAAGGAATTCAACATTCGAGCAAAAGACGGCAGCAATACAAGCATAGAAGCTTTCACCGCTTTGGGTCTTAATGCAGAAGAAATGATGAATAAGTTTGCCCAAGGTGGCGAAACAGCCAATGAAGCTTTTTTCAGTGTTATTCAAAAGTTGCAGGAGGTAGAGGATCCGCTTCTTAAAAATACGATAGGTGTACAGTTATTTGGTACACAGTTTGAGGATTTGGAAGCTAGTGTATTACCGGTTCTTGCTGGAATAAAAGATAGTACCGTTGCAAGCGGGGATGCTTTATCTCAAATAACGGAAGTAAAATACGATAACCTGACTGATGGGATTGAAGGGGTTAAACGTTCGTTGCAAGGTGTGTTCTTGCCTGCAGTAAGTGAAGTGTCTGGTGGTATCACAGACTTATTTTCCGGTTTATCGAATGGGATTAATGAAGCGGACGGGGATTTTGAAAAAATTGCAGAAGTGATCGGCGAGACTGTTGCTGGTATCACAGAACTAATTACAGAGCAGTTGCCTCAATTCGTTACGTTAGGGCTTCAAATCATTATGTCACTTGTTGGTGCGATCGTAGAAAACCTCCCAATGATTATTGATTCTGCTATGCAAATTGTGACGACTCTACTTCAGGGGCTTATTGAGGCTCTACCTCAAATCACAGAAGGAGCACTCTACCTGGTTCTTAGTTTGGTAGGCGGAATCATTGCCAATCTTCCCGCCTTAGTCGAAGCGGCTTTAACAATGATTGTGACACTAGCGACTGGTATTGGTGAAGCTTTACCTAACCTTATTCCATCCATTGTATCAGCGATTCTATTAATTGTTGAGACGATCATAAACAATCTCGACATGGTTTTGGAGGCAGCTTTTAAAATTATTGAAGGTTTGGCTGTAGGAATTATCAATGCTTTACCTCGATTAATCGAAGCACTGCCCGCAATTATTACATCCATCATTAATTTTATAACTGGAAATCTACCAAAAATAATCGAGATGGGAATTACCTTAATCATTCAATTGGCAGCGGGGCTAATCAGAGCGATTCCTCAACTTGTAGGCCAGTTACCACAGATTGTTTCTGCAATCATAGTTGGAATTGGCAAAGCGGCACTCTCCATTGGAGAAATTGGGGTGAATATCGTTCGTGGGCTTTGGAACGGGATTTCTTCCATGATTGGATGGATCAAAAGTAAGGTTAGTAATTTTGTAGGTGGAATTGTTAGCAGTGTAAAAGGGGTTCTCGGAATCCGCTCTCCTTCGAAAGTGTTTGCCGGTATCGGGGAGAACATGGGTGAAGGGATTGGTGTAGGATTCTCTGATGCCATGGGCAATGTTGAAAAGGAAATGGAAGGCGCTATTCCTACCGATTTTGATTTAAATATGGATAGCGTAGTCACTGGAGTTGAAGGTGGAAAGAGCGGTGCATCTTTTGATGTCACGATTCCGCTAACGATTGACGGGAATGTATTAACTAGGGTCATAGCCCAGCTTCAGTGGAACCAAAATACAGTGACCGTTAGAAACCTAGGAGTTGCTGGTTCATAAAAGGAGGGCAGATTGGTGATTGAAATCTTTGCAGGAAGTACATTAATACAGACTATCCGAAAAGTGATGTCATCGAATGTAAGGGAAACACTAGAAGGAGAATTCACGCTGTCGTTTACCGTTCTAGCCAAGTCTGCCCTTGCTTTAAAAACGAAACAGCTGGCCAAGTTAAATGATCAGTATTTTGAGATCGTGCAGATTACGAAGTCATTACAAGGTAGTTTGCCAGTCTGTTCTGTGACTTGTGAGCATGTATCTTACATTTTAAATGATGAGATTTTTAATATAGATGCTTTTGATTTTACGGGGGATCCTGCAGTTGGATTGAATCAGCTATTATCAGGGACTCCTTTTTCAGCAGGAACGATTGATTTTACCGAAAGCTGTACCATGAAAATCAATCAGGAAGTAACCAGAAGGGCATCTCTCATGCAGTACATTGCCATCTTGGGTGGCGAAATTGAATACAATGGCTATTTAATTAATATTCGACAGCATCGAGGAAGTAGCGAGTATCAGGAAGTGATGGGTTCGAAAAACGTCACCGATGTATCTGTTTCCCATGACTCAAGGGAAAATGCCTCTTCGTACAATATCTCTTTCTTTAAACTATTGAATTTAGCAGTGGGAGATAATGTGCATATTGTGTTCAAACCACTCGGTATTGATGTGAAAACAAGGATTATATCTTTGGAGTACAATCCATTTTATCGCTATGACATTCGAGTGGAAGTAGGAAGGTATAAACCAAGTATTTCGGATACCTTCTACCGCATTGAAAACTCAATGAATAAGGTGGAAAGCTCGCTAAATGATGTGGGTAGTTCTGTGAATGGACTGCAGTACCAAATGGATCAGCTTGGCGTTTCTTATACAATAGTAAAGAATTTGACGATTGATGAAACCATGATTCATGTAACCTATGAAGTTGAAAAAGGGGATACCCATCAATATTTTGCTGATTATAGTTATACATCTGATAGTAATGGTCGAATTACAAGCATTACTTTGCAAGATATTTTTTCAGAGTTGTTGTTAAAAGAAGTATCGACTTTGACAGTGGATGCTGCGAGGTTTGACATCGTCTATGCTGATGGAGAGACGGCAAGTTACAACTATTCAACAGATAGCAGCGGCAGAATTACGGGAATTGAAAAGGTGGTGGAAGGATGAGTTATCACAGGAATTTTAACAATACATTAGCGATTTGGGCCGCTTTTGGTGGCAGAGGTGAACTCATTCTTCCCATCCCCACTTTAAGCTGGCAAAGAAAATATTATAATGATTTTGGATACACTCAGTATGGAAGTGAAAGGCAAATTAATGTGTACGATAATGGAAATGCACAAGTTGCAGTGTATTATGCCAAAACACCGTATATGTCTTATTTCAATAAAAGTACTGGGGAATGGACAGTAGTCGATGTTCCTTGGTGGAGCTACGGCCAACCGGAAATTTTGTATGCTGGTGATGGGGTGTTTTTAGCAAAAATTGTAGGGCTAGCTAATATCATTGCTTCTTTTGATGGCATCACTTGGCATAACGCTGGGTACTGCCAAGGGGCACAAAACTCCATGACCACAGGGGCCTATGATTCTAGTATTGGTTCTGGAGTCGTTAGCTGGTGGTACTATAAGTCGCCGGTGTATTACAGTTTTGATTCGTTAACAGAAAGAACGGCTTGGACATTGGTAGGAGCAGATGGTTCATCGGTTCCTATTTTTAGTTACATGACCACTCATAAAGGAAGATTCGTTGGAGTTGTAGGTGGAGATCGTTCTATTGCGGCAGCAAGCACCTCAAGCCCTGGTTCTTGGTCCACAACGATTCCAGAGGATTTAAATACATATTATATGTATGTCCGTTCGGTTCACGACAAACTCTTTGTAATGAAATATCGCTATGTTAGTGGAATCTTTCATGTGAACCTGTGTGTGATGAATGACAGTGCGACCAAGCTTACAGAAACCAATTTATCTCATGTCGGAGATCTCGCCAATAATAACATCCCAAATCCAGAAAATATCATCTGGATGGAAGATTGGGGAAAATATGCTTTATTTAATGAGAGTATGCTGTATGTCTCAGCTGATGGCCTAACTTGGGAAGGAGTCGAACAGCCGGGATTCACAACAACTAATTCAGATACATTTGGCGGGGCTATCTATGTACCGGGTGACGGTTTTTATGTGAAAGCTAGTGGTTATGTGTATTATGCACCCTATTAAATAATGAAAATACAGGCGCTTTGTGGCTATCTTGTCACAGGCGTCTTTTTATATAGATTAAAACAGGTTGGAGAGCGAGGGGAGAAACATGGCAATAAAAGAGTTTTGGATAGTTGTACAAACAGTAATTGCTGCATTGGGCGGTTGGTTGGGCTGGTTCCTTGGGGGACTTGATGGATTTTTATATGCTCTCATTATTTTTGTCATTGTGGATTACATTACCGGCATTATGGTGGCGATCATCAATAAAGAGCTTTCAAGTGAAATTGGTGCACGAGGGATTTTCAAGAAGATCCTTATTTTTATACTTGTCGGGATTGCTCATATCATTGACAGCCGACTGATTGGTGAGGGAAGTGTCATCCGCACAGCCGTCATCTTTTTTTATCTTTCCAATGAAGGAATTAGCATTATAGAAAATTCCACAAGAATTGGACTTCCGGTACCACAAAAACTGAAAGATGTTTTAGCTCAGTTGCATGGAAAATCGAAGGGAGAAGATGAGAATGGAACTAAACGTTAAGTATATGACCAGAAATGATTGTTTTACTGCTGGAAGGAAGATTAATCCTAAAGGGATTATGGTCCATTCCACTGCAACACCGGGTGTCATGGCTGCCGATTGGTTTAGTCGTTGGAATAAATCCTACAAAGCGGGTGAAACCAATCGACAGGTTGCTGTTCATGCTTTTGTTGATGATAAAGGGGTGTGGCAGTACTTACCTTGGAATCACCGTGGTTGGCATGCTGGTGGAGCGGCTAATAACACCCATATTGGATTTGAGATTTGTGAGCCGGGTGGTTTTTCTTATGGGAAAGGATCTACGATGGTTGGCTATAACGTTTCAAAGAATGAAGCTTACTTTAGAAAGGCTTGGCAGAATGCAGTGGAACTTTGTGTGATGTTGTGCCGAAAATATGATTTAACAGAAGAGGATATCATTTGCCACTCTGAAGGAGCCAACAAAAGAATTGCAAGTAGTCATGCAGATGTGATGCATTGGTTTCCGAAGCATGGTGAAAGTATGAATTCCTTTAGAGCTGCAGTTAGAGCAGCATTAAATAAAGAAAATAGTCATGCAGCAGGAGCGCCGGGTATTCAGGTAGGCGATGTGGTTGCTATAAAAGATTCTGCTCTTAGGTATTATCCTGGTGGGGCTGCGATTCCAGAATGGGTAAAGACAGGCTCTCATCATAAAGTTACACAGATTGTATCCAGTGGAAAGGCAGTCGTAAAAGGCGGAAGACAATGTGTGTTGCTTGGCAAAAAAGTAGATAAGAAGACAGGAAAAGAATCGGCAGGGATTATGAGCTGGATCGAGACAGGTTCCTTGATTGTATTGAAATCTTCTAGTCCAACCAAAAAGCCTCCTGATGGAAAGGCTTTATATCGAGTGCAAGTTGGCGCATTTTCAAATAAGAAAAATGCTGAAGTATTACTAGGAAAAATAAAGAAAGCTGGGTTTGATGGCTTTATTAAGAAGGGTTAAAGCGGGATTACAAGGGCTGATAATTCTCAGGATATCAGCTCTTTTTTCTGCTTTTTATCCATTTAATTACTTGCTATTAGGATGGAATTAAGTGATATATACAATAACCAAAAAAGCTGATGAACCTTGATGCAAAGCGGATTCAGCAGTTTCTTTTTGGGGAGCCAGGTTGAATAGAAGAAGCCAGGTGTTAAGAAATAGGGCTAAAATTTGAAAGGAGGCAAAAACATGGCAGAAGCATTGTTTGGTTCATTTGGGCAAAGTGCAGGTGGCCTTTCATTAATGGATCCACCAGCAGAACAACCTAAGAAATTAAGAGTGGCTGCATATGTACGAGTCAGCAGCCTCTTAGATGAACAAGAAGGATCTTTTGATAACCAAAAGACACATTACACTCAATTAATTCGCTCCACACCGGGTTGGAAGATGGTTGACATTTATACAGACCAAGGAAGGTCTGGGACTTCGATGGCGAAGCGACCAGGCTTTAATCGAATGATTCGACACGCTTATGAAAAGAAAATTGATATTATCCTTTGCAAGTCAGTGTCCAGATTTGCGAGAAATGTACTTGACGCCATTAACACGATTCGAGAACTGACTGAGTTGGGTGTTCGGATTATTTTTGACAAAGAAAATATTGATACAGGCGATATGGCAAGTGAGTTTATTCTCACCATGTTATCTGCGACAGCCCAGGAAGAAAGTCGAAGTATTTCAGAGAATATCAACTGGGCATTAGAAAAGCGGTATGAAAGAGGTGAACCAGTCTTTGTTAGAAAGCTGGGCTACCAAAAGAACGAAAAGAAAGAATGGATCATCATAGAAGAAGAAGCGCACATTGTTCGAGAAGCATTTGAAGAAGCATTGGATGGAAAGACACCTGCTCAAATTGCTAAGCAATTCATAAAAAAGAAATATAAGAAAATTAACGGACGAACAGACTGGTCTTCCGCCACAGTTCGATTGATATTACTCAATCGGGACTACACCGGAGATGTCATTTGCCAGAAATACTATACAGAAAATTACCTTTCGCATAAGAGAGTGGCCAATAATGGAGAACGAAATCAGTATTTTATCGAGAACCACCATGAACCGATTGTGAACCGAGAAACATTTGAAGCAGTCCAGCGAGAACTAGAGAGGCGTAAAAAGCCAAATAAAAATAAAAAGGTAAATCGCTACCCGCTTTCCAGCCGGATTCAATGTGGGAAATGCGGAGGAAATTTACATCGATTCATTTGCAAAGGGGTTGTTAGATGGCGCTGTGAGAATAACGTAAGAAGCAAAGAGCTCTGTACCATGGGAAGCATTAAGGAAGAGGTGATTAGGGAAGCCATGCAAGATGCTTTTCTCGAACGATACCGGATGGCACGGTTAATTTACGACATGGACAGAATGAAAAAGGATCTTACAAGAGCTGTTGCTGCAAGGGACTTTTCTTACAACAGACTTCGCTTGGATTTAGAACAAATTTTATTAGAAGAGAATATTGCACTTATTAATGCCAATGGGTCTGAAGCGGATAGTACAGATGAGAAACTTGAGGAGCTGGCATCGAAAAGAGCATCTGTTGAAAAAGAACTAAAGATAAGAGAGGATTGGTGGGAGCTTCTGGATCAAGATTTTGCTTTTAGAGAAGAAGCCAATACAAAGCTCAAGGAACTAGATGCAGTAAGGGATCCATCTAAACAATTACAAAAAGAACTTCAAAATATTTCATTCTTACGGGCATGGGTAGTACGTGTAAAAGCGATAACACCAATGTCCTTTTGTATGCATTGGATTGACGATAAGGAAACGATAGTTGATTTAAGAAAGGAGTAGGAAAAAATGAGTAGCCATCAAAGTTCATCAAGGGTTCGGATAATTCCTGCAAAAGCTAGAACGGGCCGAACGGAAGCAAATCCTGGTGGACAAAAGAAACGGATTGCAGTGTATGCCCGAGTATCCACTGACTCAGAAATGCAGGCAAGCAGTTATGACCTCCAAGTGGCACATTACAAAGATTATGTAAGTAAAAACCCTGCTTGGACTCTGGTTGATGTGTATGCAGATGAAGGGATATCAGGAACCTCAACAAAGAACCGTACAGAATTTAATAGAATGATTCAAGACTGTGAAGGAGGGCGGATTGACTATATTTTGACCAAGTCAATCAGTCGCTTCGCACGTAACACTCTTGATTGCATATCCCGAATAAGGATGCTCAAGAATCTACGACCTGCCGTGGGCGTTTTCTTCGAAAAGGAAAACATTGACACATTAGATTCAAAGTCAGAGCTTTTCCTAACGATTTTATCTTCCATGGCTCAGGAAGAAAGCCGTAGCGTAAGTGAAAACACGAAATGGGGAGTGCAGAAGAGATTCCAACAAGGAATAGTCCATATGCCGACCACGTTTTTCCTGGGTTACGACACAACTGAAGATGGAGAAATAGTGATTAACGAAGAACAAGCAACGGTGGTAAGGCGTATTTTTCGAGAATTCTTAGAAGGTAAAGGGTGTCCAAGAATTGCAAAAGGCTTAACAAGAGACGGATTAAAGACAGGAAAAGGGAATAAAACGTGGACGTCAGATGCAGTTTATAAAATTTTGAAACAAGAGAAGTACCAAGGCCACTGTTTAGCACAGAAAACCGTTACGATCGAT